GGTAAGCTCTTCATTAATATGTTTCCTAATTTGTCGTTGAATCAAAGTTAAGTAACAACTCCAGTCGAGTTGCGCTGTACCCAAGAAATGGATCCAGTTTTTGCCCTTCAGCAAACCTTCATCTCTAAGCGTCATTAAACGCTTAAGAGCAATATCCATTTTACACATATTAGCACCACCAAAGGCCCAGCCTTCAGCTTCCTTGCCAGCATATGGCCCATTAGGGTCACTGAATTCTTTTACACCAGCATACCACGCTTCGGCGGTGTTCCAGTCACTGCCTTGTAATACATTAAGCCATTTAGTTGAACCCATACGATTGTTTAGAAAGTATGCGTTATTGAATTTTGTCTTTTCTAAACAATCATCAAATGTTTTTAGTCCTGTCTTTGGACTATGAATATGATCACACGCCCATGTTGGAACGTCTAGCATCATTGACCAATCGGCAGTAACTTCTAACCATTCTAGGATTTGTTGTCTAGTTTTATTTGCTGCTGGACCTTCAAAGTCTAACCAATCAAACTTAAGAACGCCTTTACCGATCTGGTATCCACCCGAATCACCTAGAATCATTGTCTTAGAACGATCTCGATCTTGTATCATTGATTCTTGTACTAGACTCTTTTCTATATCTAACTGAGCATGACCAGCAGAGTAAAGACCGTACTTGTAAGTAAAGTACCCTTGTTCTGGATTTAAAAAGTTCATTCCTTCAATGCCACGATCAAATCCGTTAGGGACTCGGTCGTCTGAAACAAACTTTTCTAATCGTTGTTTAGCGACATAAGTGCTATAAAAACTACTAATAGCAGGCAAAAAGACTGCATAGTCCTTTTGTAGCGGTGTTAAATTAACTGGTGGTCTGTTCATTATGTTTGTGCAAGAATAATATATTTGTAAGTTGCCAATCCGCTGTCTAACACAATTTGTACAGCGCCTTCGTTTGACAAACTCATTTTAGTATTATTAACATCAGCAATTTTTAAGATGCTCAATACCGGCAATACAGGCCATGTCCATGACTTGTTCAAAGTACCAACAACATCAGTTGCAAAAATAAATTCGCCGCTATGACTACCTTGATCGCCAAACGTAAATTTTAATTTATTGCCATCAGTTTTAGCTAAGAATGTGTCATGCTCACTGTTTGCTTGCGCCTGGAATTGAAAACGTTGAATAGCACTAACTGAGGGAGTAATTTCTACATCCCATTTAACTCCACGGAAAGTTGTAGTTTTAATTTTTTCATTAATAATTTCTGTGTTCATGAAACCATATGTATTTTTAAAATCACCTGCCTTGTTTTCAAAATGCAAGCCTGTTGGAAAAGTTTCATTATTACGAGTAGCAGTTAGCAACGAAATAACAGCATCTTCCTTATATTCAGGACATTCTAAATTATATTTCAATTTGTTTAATTGTGGCATACCAAACACACCGATCATTTCCGGTTGTGGATTTGTAGTCTCGCCGAACATAACTACTGTGCGATCGTCTGCCATTGAATCGATTTTTGTAGATTCGTCTGTTCCTGTAATTTTTACAATGTTTAGGAATCCGAGGTTGTGAGTATGACTCACGATATCTTGTAAGATGTCTTTCATAGTATAATCCTTTTGTTAAGTATATTTAGATTTAGGTGTAATGTCAAGAAATATTTTAGTCAAAGCTGAATAATTTGCCAAACGTATTATCTTCTGTAGTGGAGTCCAGATCCCACTCTAGGACTCCAATTAAATTATCAAGTTTATTATTGATAATAGTAGCTTCCATTTCGCTGTGATCAAATGGTAGATCTTGGAACCATTTAGGTAAACGTAACTCGTCAACTGGATACGCAATACTTGTATACCCAAGGGGATTAGTTTTAACCTTGCATACGATAACTTTCATGCCGTCGACAATCTGTTGACTGTATTTGTCACCGTTCATACGCTTAAGAGTATTCCAGTTTATACTGGCACGTACATGCCCTGGCATATTAGTTTTGCCTGCCTTACGTTCTTTTTCTTGATATTCAGCAATGTTGTTAGCACGTTTAGGACTGCCCTTTTCCCAACCGGGTCTGGATTTAAACTCGGTTCGGAATTCTCCAATACGCTCTAATATTTCTTTTTCTTGAGCGCCATTTAATACTTTGGTTAGAATTTCTTCAAGAAACTTTTGCATGAACTCCGGAGTATCACTGCGTTTAAGATCCAATCCCATGGCTTTAATTTTACCTGTCTTGTCTTCACTGTCATACCTCTTCCCATCTTTGTCATAGTATAATACAGCATATCGCTTCTTAGTAATAAACAATCCTTTGATGGCAACAATTTCACGTCCTGCTTTAATAACGTCACCACGTGACTTTGGACAGTGGAAAGCATCAAGCATGAACTGTGGAAATGTAGCATTAACATTGTCTGCAACTGTATTATACAGCTGAATGACAATGTCCTTATCCCATGGGATTAGTTTCTTTTGAATATCGATCTTTAATGTATTGTAGGCTGAAAAATAACAAGAATCAGTATCACCATAGATAATTGCTTTACCTACGTGATCATTGGTTCCTGTAATAATTTCGTTTACTTTACCTGCCATATGTTTAGCAATGGCACGACCTGTAAGTGTAGTACTTTGTCCGATACGCTTGTCAAAGAATCTACAACCTGGATTAAGAATAGCACCATACAAACTGTTCAAGTTAATTTTCTTGACCAGTTGTCGCTTGTCCCAATATTCTTCTTCAATCTTATTTCCGGCATCTATTGCAGCTTTAAGTTTTTTCTGCATATCCTTACGTTCAGAATACCAACGTTTTAGTAGTCCAGGGATAATGCCTTCTTGCTCATAGGTAAAGATAGTTCCATTCGCACTAAGCATCCACGGTTGATTACTTTCGTGAATGATTCTATAAACTTCCGCGGCACTTAATACATCTTTCTCGCCATTTTCCCAATCAATAGTAATTTCAAATGCTTTGTCTTGGCGCATCACTGCTTCGTATTCTAAACTACCAAACATGCCTTCCCAAGCCGCTGCAAATGATTTCTTTTCCACTAGCATTTGTTTATTAATAAATTGGTCAGTTGCATCTTGCTGTAGTTGACCTATGATAGTTTCTGGTCCCATATTCAATGCGCGAATTGCACTTGGATATAGACTGTTAATGTCCATGCTACCTATCCAGTCATGCAATCCTTTTTTAGGATATGCTACATATGCGCCAGCAGCTTGATTAGCAGCATTTTCATCACGATGATTTCTGGATGGAACAATTAGTCCTCTATGATGTGCTTCATTAACAATGGCTTGTTCAGTGACTGCTACTGCACCCATTGTTGTTTGCAGCAACACGGTGCATTCATGTGCAAGAGTGTTTGTTAAATCTAAGAATTTTAATTTTTTATCTAGCTTATCCAACAGAGCAGTATCTTGTCTGTTGTATTCAATAAACTTACGGAAGTCATTATTGTATAATTGATCAAGTGTACCTTCGTATACAGTTTTAGTTTCGCCTAGTTCGTATTCAGCAATTGCATCTAGTCGGTAACTATGACGTTCTTCGTAGGTATACTTGCGGTACAATTCGAGACTGTCCAAATGAACGCGACCAATAAGATCATAAGTAACAGCCTGTTTCCCATATTTCTCATATTCTCGTTTCTTTGGAAATTGATCCCACAAACAGAATCTGCGGGTATCTTCTTTACTTAGCACCTTTGTAACACGATTAACCGTGTAAGGAATATCAAATCCTTCTGAATTCCATCCACTTAATACATCTGCATCGTCGATTATATTTAGAAATGCATCTAACATTTCTGCTTCAGTTTCAAATAGATATGTATTCGGAAAATCTTTAATCTGTTCCGCTGCTTCTTCCATTGTTAATGTCTTTGGAGGAACAGCAAAGCATACCAATGTATTTAACCACTGCAAATGTATTGATATTGAAGTAATTGGCATGAATGCATTTTCTGGTGTACTATAACCTCTCTCAGGGTCAAAGTCCACCTCAATGTCGAAGAATGCTACATTTAGTTTAGGAGCATCTTTGCCTAGATAGTTATCTTCTAAATTACGGAATACGGGTTTAATGTCGCTTTCAAACAATCTGCGATCACCGTGTATGCGTAATTCTTTCTGGAATTCTTTATTAGTTTTGCAAGTTACTTTACTAAGAGATTCTCCGTAAATTGATTTGTACTTGCCTTTTTGGTCCGGGTGATAAAAAACATATCTAGCTGGATACTCTTGATATATTCTACCCTTCTTCGGATCACGTTCAACAACCTTGATAATATCTTTGTCGCGATCCCATAGTGCGTCAACATATGACATATTTTTCCTCCTTGTGACTTAATGGCTCACTAACCTTCTTATAATCAATTATGGCTGATTCAACCTTACTCATAAATTATTTAGCATTCTAATCAGCCCCACGGAATCTATAGTGACAAGCAGGAGGTAGTTAGCCAGCATGCCAAAAGATTTGCGGCTAAAAGCAGCCCAAGCATACATACCGCAACCAACAATCCAAATAGGATATAACACAATAAGTGGAGGGTCGGGGACTGTTGCCGCCATAGTAACCGAACATCCGATACTAACAGCCCAAGCCATAATTTCCACGACAAAACGAGCAGGGTACGTTCTATAGTCATGTTTGATCCACTTAACAATATTGGTTAAAATTTCATTCATCGGCTCGGCGGTGTGAATGTCCGCTGATGTCTACAATGGTTTCTAGATCGTCAAATTCTCGATATACACTATCCCATTGATCTTTTTGTGCGATACGGATTGCTTTTTTAATCACACTGGGTTTGACTTCTAGTTCTTCTGCCACTGCTTTAATGGTATCGTTAAGCCCCTCGGTGAGGTCTTGAATCTCTTGCATAACGGTCATGCCTTCTGCAACGATTTGTTTAATTTTGGCCTGCTCAGGCGCTCCAAATGCTTTACCCATAAAAAATCTCCTTGTAAGTAAGTATATACTAGACAAGGAGTTCTGTCAAGGTTTATTTTATAAACGAGCGTCTATAATGTTCCAATTGATAATTTTCCATGTGTTAGTTAAATAACCTTTTTTGTCTGCTTGGTAATCAAGTGCCCAGGCGTGTTCCCACCAATCTATCAGCAGTATGATATCATTCTTAATTTGGTGATTTACAATAGTTTTGATCTCACCATTACGAGCAAGGTATACCCATCCGCTGCCCTGGATGCCCATAGCAACTTTGGTAAATTCTTCTTTAAAATTATCAAATGATTTAAAGTGTTTATTGATAAATTCTTTAGATGCACCGATTGGGGTATTTGCTTCATCTGGAATCTGTAGTTGTGGAAAATACATACTATGTAAGAATGCACCCGCTTCGTTGAAATCTGGATCACCTTCACCACTATTGAAGCGATTGACATAAGTTCTATATAACTTACCATAATGGTAATCCATTGTATCTTCGCTTTTCACAGGTTCTAGTGCATCGCGGGCATAGGATAATTTCACTTGCTCGAGTTGTTTAACTTCTTTGCCTTCGACAACATATTTTATAAAATTAAACATTATTCGTTCATTCTCCATTTGTTCTCCGGCAATCCATAGTCCCATTTAGGATCCATTTCAACATTCCATCTAGTGGTGGCAACATTAAAATCTGGGATCTTCATTTCTTTAGGATTACTTGCTGGTTCTAAAATAACGACACGATTATTTGGTTGTGCAGCAAATTGTCCGTTATCGCATTTAATAAAGTTAAAACTTTTATGATCCTCGACATCCTCACCGTGTCCACAATCGAGGGTGTTAAAATCAGGATGACATGAATCAACTGTAAAAAGATATTCACCTTCCAACCAAGATCCATCTTTCATCTTAATTTTACATCTCATGTTCGCTATCATTGCTTTTTTAATCACAGTGATATCATAGGACATGCTGTTCCATAATTGTAAAAAATCTAAAGGATATGGATCACCTTCTATAGGCTTCCAACAGTAGGCATGTAATGGTAACTTATCATATAATGCACCATATTGATTCAAGTATGCTTCGATTCTGAATGCTTGACTACGTTGGGATTTTATTGAGATCCACCAACACGGTTCGAGTTCTCCGTGTCCTTTTTCAAAGTCATAAAGAAATTCTCTACGAACAAAGCATTTCACTGGTGGAAGATTTGCTACTAGGAAACTCATTTTTTCTTTGCTCGTCCAGATTTCATGTTGGCCATCCAGTGTGCTAACTGTCCTTTTCGGCCGCCCTGCTTGGCAGTTTTGCGTAGACTACTTACTGATGCTTTGGTGTTGATACCGTGACGTTTTGAATCGCCTTTGTCTTCAGGATGCTTACCATCAGCAAAATTCTCTGCTACATCCTGTTGACCTTCTACGGTCAACCTGTCTAATGCTATTGGATTTAATACAACATTTGGTTTCAGGCCTTTGGTGTTGGCATAGGCTACATACACTTGATCTGTGGGTTCTATAACAAAACTCACACAATGTTTACCGG